TTATACGCGCCGCCTGTCCAAGACTTGTCCGTGCCTAGCAATGTTGACAAGTTTGTAATTTGCGAGGCTAGCGTAGCCAATTGTGTGGCGTCATAAGTTGTACCATCGTGGTACGTCACTGTATTACCGGTGGCTTTGTCCGTTGTTGTGCTTAACTTGGTATATGCTGCATCGACTTGAGCGTTGTTAATACCAATCGTAGCGGCAATCTCTTTAACTTCTTCTTTAGTTGCAGTGGGGTTCTGCTTTAAGTAGTCAATCAGCGCCTGATCAATTTCGGCCTGTGTGTATTTCTTTGCCTTAGCCTCTTCTTCGTCAGCAAGTCTTTGTGCTTCAGCGGCTTCCGCTTCTGCCGCAAGTCTGGCTTCTTCAATAAGGCGAGCCTCTTCCGCTAGCCGTGCTTCTTCTGCAAGGCGAGCCTCTTCAATGCGAGCCTGTTCTTCAAACCATGCGCGTTCGGCTGCTCGTGCGTCAGCTTCGGCTTGTGCGGCGGCTTGTGCTTCAGCTTCTGCCTGCGCTTGTGCGGCGGCTTGCGCATCTGCCTCGGCTTGTTGTTGCGCCCAGTAATCGTCAACTTCAGTGGTGTACGTACCTGTATCCCCTGTGTTGGTAACTGCAGTATTGGTTACGCCAGTTGTTCCAGTACCAGCACGGCCTTCGTTAATCCCGTAGTTGTTGTAGTGAAACGTTGCAAACTCTTCAGGCGACATGCCGTAAGTGTTACCTGAATAGGATGCGGCTACGTCTGGGTTTGCAAGGAAGTATGCGTTTGTATTGGCTGCGGGTAACGACGCAATACCCGCGCTGTTGTCTGTTGTATCTTCTGCAGCCCAGTACGGAGTAACGTTAGCCTGTGTAAAGAAACTGTTTACAGCCCCAAGGTCATAACCTGTAGCCCGCGATAAGTCTGCGGCAGACACGTTAAATTGTTGTGCCGCATCTGCAATGGCTTGTGGGTTACCAATGTTGGCAACCACGTAGTCATAGATGTCTTTATCTGAAACTGCCATGTTTTACCTTATGGGGGAGTGGGGCGGGGGCTAGGCAACCGCGCCACAAAGTTTACAGCCATTACTGCCGAAGCAACAGCAGGATATGGAGCAGATGCAGGAATAGCCTCCATCGTCACAGCAGTATCATCTGCGCCCCAGTACATCTCAATATACTCGTTGGCTGCTAAGTCAATGTCAAATATCCAATTTACGTTAAAGTGGTTGTCTGATCCACTGATTGTGTATCTGTGGCTTGAGTACCCAATCGTAACGTTGTTACGGCGTATCCAAATCTGCACATCTTTACCGGACGAATTGGTACTCTTTAACTGTGCCGACAACTGGAAGTTGTACACGCCGCTAACTTCTACCTCAATCTTAGACGTACTGCCAGACTGCAACGCCACAAAGTTGTTAAGGTACGTTTGATTAAACGTAATCGGATAGCCCGTATTCACAGCGGCCAACGTCTGATCTGCAGTGTTGAAGAACAGCCCGTTAGGGAAGTTGACGTTAGCGGGATCAATATCACCCGACGTAGCCAACTGCCCAAGAATCTTATCCAACTGATTAAAGTACAGGCGGAGTACGTTGTTCAACTGCTCGTGGTAATCAGAGTTGTAGTCTCTTGGCGCAAGTGGCAGATTCGGCGCGGCAACGCGCAGCAGTTCAAATTCTGAAGTAACGATCATGTGTTACCTCGTCTACCATCAGCGCGAATGTCGACACGCGGTGCGCCCAACTGCCATGCAGTGCCAAGGCGGTTAGATTCGATTCTAAAAATTAACTGACGACCGCGAACGCGTATGTAGACCTGCCCTGTGAACTCTTCAATAGGTGCAGTGGCGATACGTTGGATTGTTGCACTGCTGCTACCTGCGGCGGACTGTGGGTCGTTGAATCCTGAACCTGAGTTGCGCATAGGCAGTAACGTCATTGTGCACTGCGGCGTCAAGTCGCCCGTAGAATTACGGAATGTCAAGTCAGGGATTACACGCCACACGAAGCCAAAGTTATGGCCGTCGTCAATGTCAAACTCTGAAGAACCAATAGACGCAGCAATTGCCGCTGGCGTACCAGTCTCGTTGTCGTCGTTACCTTGCTCTTGGTTCACCAAGTTATAGGAGTACGTTGCAGCCAACGGGTAGTCCCTCAAACCAGAATCCAGCCACGCTGTTCGTGCCATTGTGCCGTAGTACCAGATGTCTTCCGAGTAGTTGTAAACCACATACCTGTCAATTGCGGTACTTTCGGCAGAGCAGTAGAAGAACCAAACTTCGTTGAAGCCTTCGTTAGTACCAGCAAAAATTTGTCCGGCTTGTAGTACGTTAATGTCGCTAAAGATGTACTGGCGCAAATCGCAACGCAAAGTCTGCACGCGGCCATCGTATTTATAAAACTTGTCCACGCCCATCCAGTACACAATACCGGAGGCCGTGGCCGCTGCGTTTTGAGACGCAATAGAAATGTTGTCACCCAAGAGTTGTGACTGCCAAACGGCAGGCGCGCCTACGTATTGCAATGAGTACAAGGCAGAGTCAGACCAGACCACAATTTCCTGACGAGTCTGCAAGCAAGTAACCAACTCGGAGCCATGAGAACACTTAACGCTTCCTGCTTGGTTTGTAGCCGCTGGCGTCCAGTCAACCAATGATTCTTGGTCTGACCAACGAATTAACATAGAGTCTTGAACCGCTGACCCTTGTTCATTACACCCGAACGCAAACACAAATCGGCTGATGTCAGATACGAAAATAAAGTTTTGAATAGTTGGTACGTTGGAGCCGCCAGCCAGAGACGTCAATGCGACAGCCCGCGTCTCAACCCCAGTGGTGGCATCCCAGTAATAGATAGCACCACTTCTAGGCGCAAACAGTAAATCTTCACCAAAGTTACTTTGGCTCCAGATACGGATGTTTGTCTCTGTAGTGGATGGAATACCAATACTCCAAGGGCCAGTGCCCCATGTACCAGCGCCCCAACCTGTCAGCGGAACCTCAATGGCTGAACCAGTGTTAATTTGATAAGCCGCAACAACTGCCGCACCACCGTAAGAACCTGCGGCCAAAGCCGTGGGCGTGGTGATTGTGTAAGTGTTACCGGTTAATACTGTAACTTGGAACTCAGCATTGAGCGTAGATGCGTATGTACCTGTAGCACCAGTAAAGGTTACAAAGTCGCCTGTAATACAACCGTGCGTAGCATCAGTAACTGTGACTGTTGTGGTTCCGTTGGCGCTGAACGGGTTAGAGCCAAGTGACGCTGTCTCGCGAATTGGCGTGATGTCGTTGTACTCGCCGCCCTTTTCAATATAGAACTTGAGGTTGGTGCCCACACCAATCAGGTTGTAGTTCTCAAGAGTCACCCAGTTCCATAGGGATCGGCATACGCCTTGGAATGTAGCCGCAGAAATGCGTTGCCAGCCGCCAATTTTCTCAGGGCTACCAGAACGAAAACGCACCTTCTCAGACTCATACCACCCACCCGCCACGCTTGTAGCGGAGTTGGGGTTACCCATCGTTTCCGACGCATACCGCGTATTCTCACGATTGACCCCCGGGCGGAATATGATTTTTTTAAGCGACATCGGTTAATCCAGTAAAGCGCACTCGGCTGTGCGGCGTTTTAGTAGCCCCGGCAAAACCTTGCCGCCACCTCTAGTCCAGAGCATAAGTTGTTCTTTGGCCCCTTCCCAATCATTGGCGTTGATTTTCCTCTTTAACGTACTTGTTTGCAAGCGCCCAATACCCAAGTTGTAGCAGAAATCTACGATGGCGTTAAGTTTACGTACGTCACCTTTTGCCGCCAAGACTAGCAGGTTGGGACACTGACGAATAGCACCGGGGGCGTAGGTGTGCAGAAGTTCCGTCATTAGCAGCGCTCTGGCTGTGGGCTCGTCCATCGGGGCGTCCTGCAACGTTACCTTGCGGCCATCTGCGTAGTAGGTAGACCCGTAACCAATTGTGGCTACGCCAGCCGGACACAGGTACGGCTTGGCCCGATAGCCTTCAAACCGACGGCATAGTTCGGCGGCTAGTTCTAGGTTCATAGCCCACGCTGCTTAAGAGTTCTATCGAGGAACCAGTAGTTAATTGTGCCGGACACCAAAGCGCAGAAGTCCACAGTCATCATGGTCTTGAACACAACTTCAGGAGACGCACCGGCGCGGTGGGCTTGCCAAGCAAACCAGATGTGAATAAACGACCACAGTAACATGATCCAGTACGTCACCACAGGACGCACGGATGCAGACAGACTAGCCGCCCAGCCGCCTGCAGCTTTGACCATTTCGGCTTGTTGGTTGATCGCAGCATTGAAGGCATCCATGACGCCCACGTCAATAGCGGCATCGCGTTGTGCACCAATCTCGGCTAACTTTTGCTGCCCACGAATCTGCTCCAACTCGCACTGGCGGCTAAACATTGCCATCTCATGTTGCCGCTCGTTCTTCTTGTCGAAGTACTTAAGGACTTCAGGAGCCAAACGGAAAATACCGCCTAGCAACCCACCAAATACACCGCCACCAATTAGTTCAAGCATTGGATTCCTTAATCGTAAACATCAGGTTCTTGTGCGGGGGGTAATTCACCACTTTCTCCCCCTCTGGGCACTTGTATTTGATGTGCGCCATCAACGTAGCAACACCAGCCGACACAGGCTGAGTTGTGTCTAGTTTAAACTTGTACCCAAACTTGTCCACTGTGTCGCTGGCGGGGCCTGAAAATGTTGCAATGCTAGGCTTGGCTGGGTGTACAACCAACTCAGAATCCCGCACCTCTAACTTAAACGATGTGACCTCGCAGTCGTCTCTAATCTTCTGCCGAGCCACGACGACCTTAAACTCACCGGTAGCGGGGGCGTCAGAGATTTGGAAGTGTTCTGGTGCCCACTTGAGGATGTCTTTGTGGAATACGCCAAACTTATCAGCGAGCGTATAACCCCCGCCAATCATGGCAGTTGAGGCAGTGACTGCGCCAATAATCTTGGTGTAATACTCAAGTTCCATCTCATCCCCACATCCAAAGTATCGTGTACGTCCCCCACACAATGAAGGCGACAATGAGGGCTGCGGCAATAAATGCTTCAGCCCAGTCCCACATGATTAGCTCCACTTGAGGATCACAATGCCAGAGCCGCCGTTGCCCCCACCAATACTGGGTACTTTGTATGGATTATTCACACTAGATGCGCCGCCACCGCCAGCACCGCCACCAGTGTTTGCACTACCATTTCCTCCGGGTACGCTTCCAGAGCTACTACCAGCACCGCCACCACCAGCACCACCAGCGGCTCCTCCACTGTCTCTAGCGCCTCCGCCTCCGCCCCCTGCGTAAGTTACAGACACACCCGTAATACTTGATGCAGTTCCTGCGCCACCTGCGCCAGCAGAAGTAAACCCTGAACCATTTCCGCCTACAGCACTTGCGCCACCACCACCTGCACCTGCACGGTTTCCATCTGTTTGACCGCCATTATTGCCTTGAGAGGGTGAAGTAGATGGAGTATTGCCAGAACCGCCTGCGGTTGGATTAGCACC